ATGACTTAAAAGGTAAAAAAGCCGGATACAGTTTATATTCAGTTATTCGAATAGGGATACCCGATTTAGTTAAAACGGCAGATAAAATTCATGAGCAATTAGAAAATGATATTTTGACAGAAGACGTTTTAACTTTTATTAAAGAAAAATTTAGTGCATTAATTCAAAAATTAAAGGATTTATATTCTTGGATCAAAAGATTTTTAGTTGAATTAAAAGAAGCGATTGAAAAAGGATTTCATTATGTATTACAATTAATTGGTATTGAACCTGAAATAGAAACCAATTTAGATAATATTAATGTATTCGAAACATTATAATTCATGGCAGATAATCAACCTTCCTTAAAGGATATAATCAAAGAAGAATATAAGAAGTGTGCAGCATCTCCTGTATACTTCATGAAAAAATATTGTTATATTCAACATCCTACTCGAGGCAAGTTATTATTTAACTTATATCCTTTTCAAGAGAAAACATTAGAACAATTTGCTAATAATGATTACAATATCATTCTTAAATCTAGACAATTGGGTATATCCACATTGACTGCTGGATATGCTCTGTGGTTAATGTTATTTAAGGCAGACACCAATGTATTGGTAATTGCTACCAAACAAGAAGTGGCTAAAAACCTCGTTACTAAAGTACGAGTGATGTATGACAATCTTCCTTCTTGGTTACGCGGTAATGAAAAGCCGACTGCTAATAATAAATTAAGTCTTGAATTAGAGAATGGTTCTAAAATTAAAGCAGTATCATCTGCATCCGACTCAGGTCGTTCTGAAGCATTGTCTCTTTTGATTATTGATGAGGTTGCTTTTATCGATGATAATAAAGTAGTCCCAATTTGGGCATCGTCACAACAGACATTAGCAACTGGTGGTAAAGCGATTCTTTTATCTACTCCTAACGGTACTGGCAATTTCTTCCATAAGACGTGGATGGACTCTGAAGCCGGCGTTAATAAATTCAATACAATTAGATTGCCATGGCAAGTTCATCCGGAACGAGATAACAATTGGAGAAAAGAACAAGATGAATTATTGGGGCCTAGATTAGCGGCACAGGAATGCGATTGTGATTTTTCCACTTCAGGTAATACTGTAATTCCTATTGATAATATTGATTGGTATGCTAATACATATGGCAGAGAACCGATAGAGAAGAGAGGTATAGATGGAAATCTCTGGATATGGGAGCCGGTTGACTATTCTAAAAATTATATTGTAGCCTGTGACGTCTCTAGAGGTGATGCTTCCGACTATTCTACTATAGAAGTGTTTGAAACGGTTACATTAACTCAAGTTGCCGAATATAAAGGACAATTAAGTACTAAAGATTTCGGAAATATGGCAGTCGCGGTAGCTACTGAATATAATGATGCTTTATTAGTAATTGAAAATGCTAACGTAGGTTGGGCAGCAATTCAACCTGCTATTGATAGAAATTATAAAAATCTTTATTACTCTAGTAGGAATGATGATGTTTTAAATGACCCAATGAAACACTTAAAACGTGGTTATGATCTTCGCGATACTGCTGATATGGTAGCTGGATTTACTACCTCTGGTAAAATCAGACCGATGATGATTAGTAAATTAGAACTTTATATTAGAGAAAAATCAATCATATTAAGAAGTTCTAGGTTATTGGATGAATTGCGAGTATTTATTTGGAAACATGGTAAACAACAAGCACAAACCGGATATAATGACGATTTAGTCTTAGCCACTTGTATTGGTGTTTGGGTTAGAGACACTGCATTGCAATTAAGACAGCATGGTATTGAACTAAATAAATCAATGTTGAATTCGTTTACTAGGGTAGGCGGTGTATATAATCCAGCAGCTAGTATTCAAACAGATCCATGGAAATGGAGACCCGACGGAAAGGGTGGGGAAGAGAGTTTAAATTGGTTAATTAGATAAAGTAATATTTATATAAAAAACAGTAATGGCTGACTATACACTTTTTAAAAGACTTAAAAGATTATTTTCCACTGACGTTATAATCAGGAACGTGGGTGGTAATCAATTAAAGGTTATAGATACTAATAGGATCCAATCTGCCGGCAATTTAGCCACTAATAATTTAATAGACAGATATACCAAATTATTTAATAGTAGAGTTCCAGTATCTGGATATGCTCCGGGTGAAGCTACAATGATTTACCGTAAAGAAATGTTTACGGATTACGAAGCAATGGAAACTGATAGTATCATTGCATCTTATTTAGATATTGTAGCAGATGAATCTACTACTAGAGATGAATTTGGTGATACCCTAACTATTAGAAGTAATAATGTTAAAGTACAACGAATTTTACAAAACCTTTTTTATGATATATTAAATGTTGAATTTAATTTATGGCCGTGGATCCGTAATTTAGTTAAATACGGTGATATGTATCTACGATTAAAATTGGTGGAAAAATACGGAGTAATTGGTGTAGAACCAATTTCAGCATTTCAAATGATTCGTGAAGAAGGTATTGACCCTGATAACAAAGATTATGTTAGGTTTAAATGGGATCCATCTTCAATGGGTAGTAGACAATTTGTAAGTCATACTAATCAACAACAAACATTTGAAAACTATGAGATAGCACATTTTAGATTGTTATCTGATACTAACTTTTTACCGTATGGTAAATCTATATTAGAACCTGCTCGTAAAGTTTGGAAACAATTAACTCTTATGGAAGATGCAATGTTGATTCATCGTATAATGAGAGCACCAGAAAAACGCGTATTTAAAATTGATGTCGGTAATATACCACCACATGAAGTGGATGCGTATATGCAAAAAATTATACAGAACACTAAAAAGATTCCTTATCAAGATCCTAATACCGGAGATTATAACCTCAAATTTAATATGCAAAATATGATTGAGGATTTTTATATTCCGGTTAGAGGTGGTGAAAGTGGTACTGCTATTGATACCACAAAGGGGTTAGATTATGATGGTATTACCGACGTAGAATATCTAAGAAACCGTATGTTAGCTGCATTACGTGTTCCTAAAGCATTTTTAAATTATGAAGAAGGGTTAGCAGGTAAAGCTACGTTGGCAGCAGAAGATATTCGCTTTTCAAGAACTATTGAAAGAATTCAAAGAATAGTTATTTCTGAATTATATAAAATTGCTATTGTGCATTTATATATTCAAGGATTTGATGATGCTGATTTATTGGATTTTGATTTATCCATGACTACCCCATCCACAATTTATGAAAGAGAAAAAATTGAATTGTGGCAAGCTAAAGTTAATTTAGCTAAAGATATGATTGAAAACGGACTTATGTCTCAAGATTGGGTTTATAAAAATCTATTCAACCTTACCGATGATATGTATGGTGAAGAAAGAACCAAAGTATTAGATGATGCTAGATATAAGTTTAGATATGAGCAGATTAAAGGAGAAGGAAATGATCCAGTTAAAACTGGTAGATCCTTTGGTACAGCACACGATATTGCATCATTATATAAAGGAGATGGTGGAACCCCTGAGGGATACGATGAAACTATTCCTAAGAAAGGAGAAGATAAACTTAAAAGTTCATTGTCTACTGGAAAACCTTTGGGTAGACCTGCTGACCATGAAAGATATGAAACGCATGATCATCCATTAGGATTCGATCCGTTGGGTAGGAAAGAAGTAAGTAATGCATCTAAACTATCCGATTCAATTAAAAAATCATTAGGTAATAGAAAAACGGTACAAATATTAAAAGAAACATATAAGAAAGACCCTAAAGAAGATACTAAGGTTGATTTTTTAAATGAAAACAACATTATAGACACTGAATAAGTAATTTATTACAAATTTAATATATTTATTAAAAACTACATTTGTAGCTTATATGAAAAAAATTAAGCATAATAAGATTCGTAATACTGGCATATTATTTGAGATGTTATCTAGACAGATAACCTCAGATATGATCAGTAACAAACCATCTCCTGCTGTTGAAATACTTAAAAATCATTTTAAAGTTGGAACTCAATTAAATAAAGAATTGACTTTATATCAAACTTTAATGAAAGAGAAGTATTCTAAACGAGAAAAAGCTGATAGGCTTATAGATGAAGTCATTAAAATAAACGGTAATATAAACAAATCAATATTGAAACGTGAAAAGTTTAATTTGGTTAAAGAAATTAAAAGTCACTATGATTTAGAAAATTTCTTTAAGAATAAAATTAACAATTATAAAGAATACGCTTCTATATATAAATTGTTAGAGAATAGCGATTTTAACTTTTCTCCTACGGAAATTGTAGATTCGAGATTTACTCTAGTTGAGTTTATCACTTCCAAATCATCCAATAAATCAGTTAAAAGTCAGGTTCTTGAAACGTATCAAACACAGACTGATGATGTTAGAAAATTAGCTTATAAAATTTTGGTAGATAAATTTAACACTAAATATAGTGTATTAGGTGATAGAGAAAAAACTTTATTGCGTGAATATATCAATAACATTTCTGATTCACCTAAAATGAAAGAGTATTTAAATGGTGAATTAACCAAAGTAAAAACTACTCTATCTTCTAAAATAAATAAAATTACTGATTCGACTACTAAAATTAAATTAAATGAAGTATTTAATATAATTGAAAGTTTAGTTTCTAAAAAGAAATTTGATGAGTCTACTTTATTAACCGTTCTTCATCTTTATAAGTTAGAAGATGAAATTAAATCCATAACTAAAAAATGAATATCGAAGAATTGAAAAAAATGGTCCGTGAGATCATAAAGCAAGAGTTAGACGAAACTTCTACTACCGGTGGTGTTCCTGGCTATTTAAGTGCTAAAGCATTTTCTAAAGATCCTAAAAGTACATCTAATGCCGGTACTGAAGAATCGGAAAGATTAGGATTTAAAAAAGCTAAAGAAACTCACATTAATTTTAAAGAGATCTGGGAAAATAAATTATTAGATACCCTCAATGAAGTGTCATACAACGAATATAAAAAATATCCGGGTATGACTTCAAAGCAAAAACTTAATATGGCTATTAAAGAATGTAATAGAGCCTTATGGGAAGTTGAAAAATATCTTAAACAAAATAAAAAACTCAAAGAAGAAGAATCATTAGGATTAGATGAATATTGGAAATCTACCGGTAGGACTCTAGTTAAAATGAATGAAAGACTTAGAAGAATACAAAAAGAAATTAAAAAGTTTGGCGTTAAAGAAGTTGCTGCTTTATTAGAAGCGGAAAGTCAACAGATGGTAGATAATGTAAAATCTGCATTCCAAGATATGACTAACACCAAAGTAATGAGTGTTGAATTTGGTACGTATCAAGGAGAGGAACGCGACTTTGTCGCCCTTACGAAGGCGCGCGCTAAAACATTTCATGTAAAATTCGGTAAAAAGATGAACATTAAACCTACCGAATTAATGAATATGTATGATGATTATTATGAAGGCGCAGAATATGGTGAACCTGATAAAGTTAAAGTTCCACAAATAATGGGAGCTCCGGTTAAACTGTCTGATGATACTTATGTATTCACTATAAAATAAAAAATATGAAACAATTAATAGTAGATTATATACCGTTTCGTGTAACTCCCCAACAAATTCAGGAGTCTTTAAAAGAAAATAACGGTCGTTTGATTGTTAAAGGTGTATTACAACGTGCTGAATCTAAAAACCAAAATGGTAGAGTTTATCCTAAACCTATTTTGGAAAGAGAAATTAAAAAATATTCAGCAACTAATATAGCACAACGTAGAGCTTTAGGTGAATTAGATCATCCAGATAGTTCAGTTGTGAACCTTAGTAATGTATCTCATAATGTATTAGAAGTGCATTGGACTAATGATGATGTAATGGGTACCGTAGAAATACTCAATACTCCTGCGGGTAAGATATTAAAAGAACTCTTCGAAGCTGGCATAACCCTTGGTATTAGCTCTAGAGGGTTAGGTAGTGTAAAGAATCTCGGTGAAAATACTGTAGAAGTTCAAGATGATTTTGAATTAATTGCATGGGACTTTGTATCTAATCCAAGTACACAAGGAGCATTTATGAGTCCTGTAAATGAATCAATTTCATTAACCGGATTAATTGGTAAACAAAATAAATATGAATCAGTAAATAGAATTATTACTGATATTTTAATTTCTCAAAACACTAAATTTTAATACAATGAAATTACTCGATTTATTGAATGAAGCAGACTCTAAGTTTGATAATAAGTTAAAACAAATTTTTAAACAAAATTACCCAGGATTCGTATCCGCATTAGGAAAATTCGTAGGTGATCCTAAATTTAGAAAATTTATTAAAGACACGGATACTAGTAAATCACAAGTATCATTAAAAGCTATACCAGTTTCTAAACTAATACCTACTCAAAATGAAGTTGATATTACTAAAAGTTTAGAGTTTCCGTTAAAGAAAAATCCGGATTCTGCTAAAATAGCATTGAATGGAGGTACAGTTAAAGTAATGTCTCCCATTATAGTATTTAATGGTAAATATATAATCAATGGACATCATAGATGGTCACAATTAT